TACTCCGTCTACTGCCTAGGCTACACACAGGCCAGAGCAGTGACCCATGACATCATGAAGCGTGATCCTTGGGGTGGTATACCCTTTGTGATACGCAAGGACCTTGAGTTGTCTTTTGATGACCGTGGTAACGTGGTCATGCAAAGGGTAGTACTTGACAAAATTTTATTTCTAGCCAGTGACGAGCTACCGGAGGGTGAGGGTTGAACATGAAACAACCGGACAACAACCACACGAAACACTTTGGTAACGACGGACCCATAGGTAACGACGCAGAGATCATTGTGTACTATGAGGAACGCGGGCCAGCAGAGCCAGTCCTACGCATACCCTTTTGGTACTGTAAAGACGAACTAGGGTTGTTTGAGAACTTCGAGGCGTCAGTCCGTAGGACAGCCAAGGCACTCGCAGAGTCCTACACATACTGGCCCGAAGGGTACGTCCATGTACAGACAATCATTAACGAGGAGTACGTAAATATAATATGATGACGGAACAGCAGATAGAACAATGGATACGGGACAACCCGTATAAGGCTTACGTGATCTATCCTGCTGGGGGTATAGGGTTTATGATGTTCATCATGTACACCTGCATACAAATCATAGATTCTTTTTTGACAGGTAGTTTTATATAGTGTATACTATTAGTATGTTCTGGGAAATTCCAGAGCTAAAACCAAAACCAACGGAGATTATTCCATGACAGCAACAACAGTAGAAGGTGTAGTTAACTTCAGCAACTTGACCGCACACGACGTGTTCAATGGTCAATCAACTGGAGCCTACTCCATGACAATCACATTGTCAGAAGACGACGCTGCGGAGCTTGCAGCCAACGGTGTCAAGATCAAGGACTACCAAGGCAACAAGCAACGTAAGTTCAAGTCAAAGTACGAGATCAAGGTCTTTGACGCAGAAGGTACACCCTACACCGGAGAAGTTCCATACAACTCCACAGTCCGCCTGAAGTACAAGCTGGGTCAGCCGCACCCAGTGCATGGCGTAGCGACCTATCTTGAGGCGGTCAAAGTCTTAGAAGAAGCAGAAATGACTACGGCTGATGCCGCAGACTTCTAAGTTCCTCAAACACGAGAGTTGTCCGGAGTGTGGTTCTTCGGACGCTCTCGCCATCTATAGCGACGGGGGCCAACACTGTTTTGGCGCTGGTTGCGACTATCACGTCCATGGTGGAGACCAAGGCATGACCTCAGAATTACCTAAGGCCAAGCCCCTGAATTTCAAGGGAGTGGTCTCAAGCATACCCCAACGGCGCATATCTCAGGACACCTGTGGGCGCTACGGGGTCACCGTGGAGTACTCTTCCACAGGTGAAATAGAGAAGCACTACTACCCCTACTACGACCTGTCTACGGGTGACCTGTGCGCGGCAAAGGTACGCGAGGTCAAGACCAAAGGCTTCATGTCCATGGGTGACGTAGGTAACGTCGGCTTCTTCGGGCAACAGCAGTGCAATCGGAACACCTACATTACGATTACTGAGGGTGAATTGGATGCCCTAGCAGTCTATGAGATGTCAGGTAAGAACTGGGACGTGGTTTCACTTCGGTCAGGCGCAAGTAACGCCGTCAAGGAAATCAAGGCCCAGCTAGAGTGGCTTGAAGGGTACGACACAGTGGTGCTCTGCTTTGACAATGACAAGGCAGGAGACGAAGCAGTTGAACAGGTGAAAGACTTGTTTAGCCCTGACAAGCTGAAAATTTGTAAGCTGCCGCTGAAGGACGCCAGTGACATGCTTATGGCAAACAGGGTCAAGGACTTTACGCAACACTGGTGGAACGCGAAGGTCTACAGACCCGACGGTATCGTCGCTGGTACTGATACATGGGACAAACTGGTAGAAAAGAGAAACGTCAAGTCAATACCTTATCCATGGGAGGGACTAAATCACATAACTAGAGGACACAGGCCCTATGAACTCGTTACGATCACTAGCGGCAGTGGTATGGGAAAGTCCCAATTTATCAGAGAAATCGAGTATGATCTTCTACGCCGATGCGAAGGCAATATTGGAGTCTTGGCGCTTGAGGAGGATCTGGCCCGAACAACGCTTGGTATCATGTCGGTGGCGGCAAACAGGCCCCTTCACTTGGAAGAGGACACGCCTGTGGACGAACTTCGACCGTTTTGGGAGACCACACTGGGAACAGGACGTTACTACCTATTTGACCATTGGGGATCAACTTCAGCAGATAACCTGCTCGCCCGTGTTCGCTACATGGCAAAAGCACTTGACTGCCGGTACGTCATACTGGACCACCTGTCAATCGTCGTGTCTTCTCAAGAGTCGGGAGACGAACGAAAAGCCATTGACGAAATAATGACCAAGCTGCGGACTTTAGTGGCTGAGACGGGGATTTGTTTATTTCTCGTGTCACACCTCCGGAGATCCCAAGGCAAGGCTCATGAGGACGGTGCTCAGATATCCTTGGGTGAACTTAGGGGGTCTCAGGCCATCGCTCAGTTGTCAGACATTGTCATCGGCATGGAACGGGATCAGCAACACGAGAACGAGGACGTACGTAACACAACCACAGTCCGCGTGTTAAAGAACAGGTATACCGGCGAAACCGGACCTGCCTGTTGGCTGGCCTATGATCGTTCCACGGGTAGACTAACGGAGGTGCCTAATCCACATATCGGGAGTGACTTTTGATTTACCTTGACTTGGAAGCCGACGGTCTTAACCCTACGCGCATCTGGTGTGTTGTGACACGGGAAAACGGAGTAAACACTGTACATAGGAACTCAAAGTCCCTCTGTAAGGCTCTAGAAGGCTCTGTGAGCGTCGTAGGCCACAACCTGATAGGTTACGACCTCCCAGTGCTAAAACGTCTCTGGGGCGTTTCTGTGGCCCCTGAGCGCATAGTGGATACTCTGGTACTATCTAGGTTGTACGACCCAAGTCGTGCCGGTGGACACTCCCTGAAGGTCTGGGGTGAGCTTCTGGGCTTCCCAAAAGGTGACCACGACGACTGGTCCTGCTTATCTACTGCTATGATTGAGTACTGTGAGCGTGACACAGAGGTCACAGAGGCCGTACATAAGCAGTTAGTCAGGGACATGGTAGGGTTCGACCAGAGGTCCATCGACTTGGAACACAAGGTGCAGTACGCTGTACAACAACAGGAGCGCAATGGGTGGGTCTTGGACCAAGAGTTGGCACACGACCTTTTAGCAACATTTAAGGAGAGAATGAATGAAATTGAGGAAGTTTTACAGGAGAAGTTCCCCCCTATCGTACATCAAAGGTGGTCTGAAAAGACAGGCAAACGCCTTAAGGATCGAGTTGAGGTTTTCAATGTTGGTTCTAGGCAACAGATTGCGCGGCGGCTATCGACGCTTGGTGTTGTCTTCGAGAAAGTTACGGAGAAAGGGAATCCCATTGTTGACGAGGCTGTACTAGATACCGTCGACCTGCCAGAGGCTAGGTCCATTAGTGAGTACTTGATGCTGCAAAAGAGATACGCACAGGTCCACTCATGGCTAGAGCATGTGCAGGACGACGGGAGAGTTCATGGCCGTGTCATTAGCAACGGTGCAGTCACTGGACGCATGACCCACCAGAGTCCCAACATGGCTCAGGTCCCAGCAAGCCACAGCCCCTATGGGCACGAGTGTCGCTCCTGCTGGACTGTACCTGAAGGGAAGGCTTTGGTTGGCTTCGACGCTTCTGGGTTGGAACTCAGAATGCTGGCACACTACATGGACGATAAGGAGTTTACTAATGTCCTCCTCACCGAAGATATACACACAAGAAATCAACTGGCTGCGGGGCTGGAAACAAGACCTCAAGCTAAAACTTTCATCTACGCTTTCCTCTACGGAGCAGGAGACGCAAAAATTGGAACCATCGTTGGAGGAAGCGCAAAGGACGGCGCAAATCTTAAACGACGATTTCTATCAAATACACCTTCTCTTGAAAGTTTACGAGACCGCGTTGCTAGAGCATCTGGGCGAGGCTATCTCACAGGACTTGATGGACGTAGACTTAGAGTTCGATCTGAACATGCTGCACTGAACACACTACTTCAGGCGGCAGGGGCTATCGTGATGAAGCAAGCCTTGGTCACTTTGGACGACTACGCACGACAGTGGAAACTTGACTATAAATTCATAGGTAACATACATGACGAAGTACAATCGGAGGTGGCTGCAGACCAAGCAGAGAAGTATGGTTGGCTCGCAGTGGAGTGCCTCAAGGCGGCAGGTGTGGAGTTCAACCTCCGATGTCCCCTTGACGGAGAATACAAAGTTGGAACAACGTGGGCAGAAACTCACTGAGGTAAACGTATGAAGAGCGTGTACACATTGGTAGACGACATCTACAAACTGATGGAGACGAAAGAGGTAGCAGAAGGTGTAGACTTAGAGTCTGCTATTGATCTCTTCGGTGAGAACGTCAAGGACCTCATGCGTAAAGAGTTTGGTGAAAAGCGAAGCGACAACCGTAAGCTACGCATGTCCAACATTGGGCGCGAGGACAGGTATCTCTGGAACGTCTACAATGACGTAGAGAAGTCCGACGACATACAGGGTCACACTTATGTGAAGTTCCTTTACGGTCACCTCATTGAGGAGATGCTACTGTTCCTAACTAGGGCCGCAGGTCATGAGGTAACGGATGAACAGAAGAAGTGTGAAGTTAACGGTATTACAGGTTCGATGGACTGTAAAATCAACGGTATTGTTACTGACGTTAAGAGTGTTTCGACTTATGGGTTTAGGAAATTCAAAGACGGCACACTGGCTTATGACGACCCATTTGGCTACGTGGCTCAAATTAAAGGATACGCATATTCAGAAGGTGCTTCTAAATTTGGATGGTTAGCTATGGACAAGCAGAATGGACACCTGACGTACCTTATGTACGATCAGGACGACACTCAGGCCCCTGTCTATGACCTTATCAGCTATGATATATCGGAGCGTATTGACCACGTAAAAAAGCTAGTGGAGCATCCAACCCCGCCCGACGTATGCTACGGCACTATCGACGATGGAAAGAGTGGGAACCAGAAACTCGCCGTCGGATGCTCCTACTGTTCCTACAAAAAGGTATGCTGGCCTACCGTTCGCGCCTTCGCCTATTCTTCAGGTCCAAGATATTTAACGGAGGTTATCAATGAGCCAAAGGTCCAAGAGATCACGCTTTCGTAGCACGTTTGAAGAAGACGTTTCTAAACTACTAAAAGGTTTTGACTATGAGCCATTCACCGTCCCCTACTCTATTAAGCGCAGTTATCGTCCTGATTTTGTTCACAGCGCCTCTGGTGTTCTCGTGGAGTGTAAAGGGTACTTCAGAGACGGAGACACCAAAAAGTACACCAGCATCAGAGATAGTTTGCCAGCAGGACAAGAGCTAGTGTTTGTCCTTATGCAACCCAACAAAAGGATACGCAAGGGGGCTAAAATGACTATGTCAGAATGGTGTGACAAAGAGAACATTTTATGGTATACTATAGAGACACTACAGGAGTTGATTGACCATGTCACTAACACTAGAGGAAGTTAAGGAACGCCTCTTGAAAACCTTTGACCCAGACGACCTACTAGAGGCCCTACAGATAACCTCAGAGCAACTGCTGGAAAGGTTTGAGGACAAGCTAATCAACAGACTGGACATGTTTGAACGAGAGCTAGAGGAGGAAGAGAATGAGTATTGATGATGCGACTCCTGAAGAGTGGGACACAGTTAGAGCATTGAACAACTTGTCCATTAGGAAGCCGAAGCAGGTAGACCCTGTGGAGCAGCCTGACCACTACAACAAAGGATCTATCGAAGCCATTGAAGCAATCAAAGCGTCTATGCCTGAACACGAGTTCAGAGGCTATCTTAAAGGCAACGCATTGAAATACCTCTGGCGCTATGACTACAAAGGCAAGCCTGTAGAAGACCTACGCAAGTGTCGTTGGTACGTACACAGACTTATTCAGGAGATGAACGAGTGAAACGACTACTACTGCTATTACTTTTGTCTGGGTGTGCTACTGAGCCTGACACAAGGATCTGTGCTGAATACGATTCGTACACGGTTGTAAGGGAAAGGTGCATACCTATGTACGGTTCTTTGATTTGTGTAGAAGAG